CAAACGCTTGCCTTGTCGCGCGCGGCGCTTCAGGAAGCGGTCGACGCGGCCCGCGCCAATGGCTTTGACCCGCAGCCTTACAAGGACATGGCCGCGACGCTGACCGCCTATGTCAACACGGTAAAGCTTGAACGGGAGAAGATTATACAGGTGGTTGTCGACATACCGACGCCGCTGCATTTGATCTGTCTGCGTTATGGCCTCTCATATACCGCCGCCAAGCGCATCATGGTAATCAACAGCATCCCCAACCCGAACGAGGTTTGCGGAACCATCAACATTTACACCCCGGAGGCCGCGTAACATGGATAACATCACACTGAAGGTAGGCGGGAAAGCATTCAAGAACTGGCTGTCCTATAAGGTCGACGCGGACATGTACGCCGCCGCCGGCGCATTCGCGTTCGAGGCAGCCCGCCCGGACATAGACATAGCCGACGGCGCGGCCTGCACGCTGTTGGTGAATGGTGAAACGGTCATGACAGGCTACATAGATAAATCGGTACGCGAGGTGGCGAAGGACAAGAACAGGCTGGAGCTGCACGGCAGGGACACAATGGGTGCCGTCGTGGATTGGCGCTCGATAAAGCAAGATGATCTTATAAATAAGGACCTCAAAACAATTGCCCAATCATTGCTGACACAAATCCCTGTGGTCAGTCTTAAACAACTGCGTTATTCGTCCTCGGTCTCATCGAACTTGAAGGATATGGTCATCCCATCACTGCCTAGCACATATGGGCGAAGCGTCTGTGAGATTCTCCGGGATATAGCTGACAAATTCGGCCTACTCTTTTTCAGCTTACCAGATGGAACGCTTTGCTTTACCGCCCCAAAGCGGGAAGGTGCTGCGAAATACTCAATCACCATGCGCAAGGACGGCAAGGGAAATAACGTGACACAAGGGAAACTGAGCAAAGACTTAACTCGTCGCTATAAGCAAATCAAGATCATGGGAGAACGTTACGCTGGTGCCATGCCAGCGACGGAAGCACCGAGTAAAACACATGTAGACAACACTTATCCTAAAACTGCTTTGCCTAAGGTAATGGGAATTCCAGATGACACGCCTGCCGCCTTTATGGATGCGCGCCTGCGGCTTGTCGTCAGCCAACAGCGGCACCAGGGCTTCGTCGCCGAGTATACAGTCCCCGGCCATACCAACAACGGCAAGCTGTGGACCATCAATCAGTTCTGTCACGTCGAGGATGACACAAACGGCATGCACGGGGACTTCCTCGTCATAGGCCGTACCTTTTCACTGACACGCGAGGACGGCGTCACCACGCAACTGCGCCTTTCCTTGCCGGGGGCATGATGCTGATACGTGCGGTAGTAACAGCTATTACAGACGCTGCGGCCAAGCTGTTCTCAGCCAAAGGCCGTGTTGATGAAACCATTAGCAACCGTGAAATGTTTCAGGATTATGGCTTCGGCTCCAGCCCTCTCCCTGGTGCGGAAGTTCTGGTTGTGGTGCAGGGCAACACCACTATTGCTATCGCAAGCGAGGACAAGCGCTATCGCGTGCAATTGGTCAACGGCGAAGTTTGTCTATACTCCGACGAAGGCGACAAGGTCCACCTGAAACGTGACCGCATTATTGAGGTCGTGGCCGGTACTAAAGTGGTACTCAATACCCCGACGGCTGAGCTGTCCGGGGATTTGAAAGTTGGTGGCTCCGTCTCGGCGGCGGGGCAGGTCTCTGACAGCAAAGGGTCCATGGCGGCCATGCGGACGACGTACAACACACATACGCACATCGACTCAATGAGCGGCTCAACCACGCCGCCGCTCCAAGGGATGAATTGATATGGACTTCAAACTCAGCACGGATGCCAAAGGGAATATATCCGTTGTCGACGGCAATGAGACCAGTGTCATCAACAACATCATCCTGAGCCTGGCTATTCCCTTGGGCGGGTGGTGGTTTAATCCGAAGTTCGGCTCTACACTCCATCTGCTGACCCGCGAGAAAGCCACGCCCGAGACTGCGGCGAAGGTCAAAGAGTCCATAACCTCGGCTTTGAAATGGATGGTAAGCGCTGGCCTACTGAGCTTTTTAGATATTACCACTGAAGTGACAACCGGTCGGATAAACTACCGCATTGTCGCCGTGCAGGCCGACGGCAAAGACGTCAAATACAGCAATTTTGTGGAGGTCATCTAATGGCTAAGGACATGAACGATATTCTGAAGGAAACCCTCCAGGATCATGAGAATCTGGCCCCGGACGTGGACACCAGCCAGGGCGGCATAGCCCTTATTAACGCGGCGGCCTTCAGCTCCGCATTGTGGGGCCTGTACAACTATCTGGATTATGTCCTCGCCCAGATCTTCCCGGACACAGCCACCTCGGCGCTACTGGAACGGCACGCCTGGACCGGCGCGGGCATGACGCGACAGATCGGCGAGACCGACGAGGAACTTCTGGAACGCTACCTCGCATACAAACGGCAGCCGCCCGCCGGCGGCAATGCAGCCGATTATGAGGCTTGGGCTTTGGAGGTGGACGGCGTGGCCGCCGCCGTGTGTATTCCCTGTCCCCAGGGAGCCGGCACAGTCGATATCGTCATACTGACTGATAGCAGCACCGGCAGCGAAACGCCCACACAAACGCTGTTGGATGCGGTCTACGCGCACATAGATGCGCTGCGCCCGGTCACTGCCGGCAGCTTCCGGGTCCTTGCGGCGCAGATCGTCGCACAGGATGTAACCATGACTGCCAGCGGCTTGGCGAACAAGGCAACGGCTGTTGCCGAGATACAAACACTGCTGAACAGCATGTCCATTGGCGAAACGCTTTGCCTGTCCGCATTGGTCTACGTCGTCTTAACCGCTGGCGCGACCGACGCGGTGGTTTCCGTGCCGGCAAGCAATGTCACCCTGACGAAATACCAGGTTTTACGCGCCGGGATGGTTGCGGTGAACTAGATGAAACACTCTGACATCCTTAAGCTGCTCACGCCCGTCAATCTTGGCGCTAAATATGACCAGGTGTTTGAGGCACAAGGAGCCGGACTCGATCGCGCGAAAAACGCTGCCGATAAAGTCCTAGCCGAAATTCTGCCGGACCTGACTGTTGACCGCATATCAGACTGGGAACGCCTCCTGGCATTGACCCCGGCGGCAGACGCGACATTAGCGGCCCGTAGGCAAGCAGTGCTGCTGCGCTTTCGTATGCATGGCAGCCTTAGCCGCGCGTACTATGTCACACTGGCGGCCTCGTATGGGCAAACCATTTCCATTACAGAGTATATCCCGTCGATGTGCGGACTGTTTCACTGTGGTGAGGCGCTATGTAGTTCCCAGACACGCTGGGTCTGGACCGTTTCCGGTCTGTCGACAGTGATGCAAGCCTTTCGCTGTGGACAGTCTTGCTGCGGCGAACCCTTAACAAGTTCGCCCAATAGTTTAGAAGGAATAATAACTCGTCTTAAACCGGCACATACGCTGGTGTATTTCGTTTATAACGGATAGGAGATAGCTATGAAAACAACATTCGTCGACGTTAATCCCGCACAGGGTATTCCAGGCACGATAGTAGGCGCGGCCATGATGAACGGAATCAATAACCACCGACATCGCGGCCTCGCTGAGGACGGCGACGGTGCGCTTGATTACGCCGCCGATACCGGGAGCGCGAATGCCTGCGCGATCGCGCTGGTCCCCGTGCTGAGTGCTTACATCGTCGGTATGCCGGTCTGGTTCAAGTCCGCGAATACTAACACCGGCGCGGCCACGCTGAACATCAACTCCCTGGGGGCTGTGCAGATAAAGAAAAACGGTAACAAGGATCTGGTCGCCGGCGACCTGCTGGCCGGCATGATCGTGGGCGTCGTCTATGACGGGACAAACTTCCAGTTGCTCACCCGCGCCATGAGCGAGGATGCGCGCCCCGGCGACCTGATCTTCAGCACCCTGGCCAGCGTACCCGCTGGTACGCTTAAGATCAACGGCGCGACGCTCTCCCGGAGCGCATACGCCGCGCTGTTCGCAAACACTGTGCCGCAGATGGCTGTCAGCATTTCTATCGCCGCCCCCGGCGTGTTGACGACCGCCGTCGCGCATGGCCTCGTGGTGGGCGATCGCGTCCGCCTTGCGTCCACCGGCGCATTGCCGACTGGCTTGGCCGTCACGACTGATTATTACGTTGTCTCCGTGCCTTCATCCACCACCTTCACCCTGGCCGCCACGGTCGGCGGCACGGCGATCACCACCAGCGGCACCCAGAGCGGCACGCACACTCTGTCCGTCTGGCGTGGCTATGGCCCCGGCGACGGTGCGGCTACGTTCACGCTTCCCGATGCGCGCGGCTATGGGCTGCGGCTATACGATGATGGGGCCGGTGTTGATAGCGGGCGCGTACTGGGCAGTTTGCAAGCAGATGCATTCCAGGGGCACTGGCATCAGCTCAACACCGACAGTGCGAATCCGAAAACGTCGGTATCCAGTGCCGCTGGCTCATCGTCTGCTATGATTGCGCTTGGGAACGGTTCTGCTGTCGGAACATTCACAAGTGGTGCGTATATGGTAGACGGATCTAATGGGGCGCCACGCGTGGCGCCGGAGACTCGCATGAAAAACTTCGCAATTCAGGCATTCGTTAAGTATTAAGGAGAATTATGAAAATATACCACTATGACCCGGCAACGGGTGAACTCCTCGGTTCATCCGAAGCTGAACCCAATCCGATGGAGCCGGGCAAGCACTTGG